GTAAGAGCAGAGTCTCTAAGGCCTCCTCTGGCTCTAAAACTACATTTCAAAAAGCTCCGAGTCGACTAAGCAATGATCAGCTTAACTCTCGAATTAAGAGAATGGAACTGGAGAAGCGGTACAAAGATCTTAATAAGCAGGATGTTTCTGAGGGTAAGAAATTCTCGAGTGAAGTTCTTAGAAGTAGTGGCAAGCAGGTTGCGACAACTCTAATTGCTGGCGCTGCTCTTCTTGCAGTTGGCCATGCACTTTCCAAGAAGTTGGGTCCTGACGTAGCTAAGGCCATCACTGGTAAGAAACTTCCTGGACAAGAAGAGGACTAATGAGAGGGGGTTGCTATGACGTTATCAAACACAGCAACACCTCGCTTTTATGCTGACTTCAGAGAGCTGGTTGTCAGCGGAGCTGTTCCTGTAAATCGTGAAATTTCCGCTGAGATGAATCGCATCGATGAGCTAATCGCTAATGAGAAAATCTTCTATGACGATTTAGCCGTTGAGGGATTCATCAAGTATTGCGAGATGGAGTTGACGCTGACTGATGGCAGCGATTTGTTCCTGTTGGACTCGTTCAAGCTCTGGGCCGAGCAAGTCTTTGGTTGGTATTACTTCGTTGAACGGAGTGTGTGGCAACCTAATGTTCCTGGCGAACCAAACATCCCTGGTGCAGGTCAATACGTTAAGAAGTTGATCAAGAAACGTCTAACCACCAAGCAATACCTCATCGTGGCAAGAGGCGCAGCCAAGTCCATGTATGCCGCATGCCTGCAAGCTTTCTTTCTAAACGTGGATACCGCCACGACTCATCAGATCACAACTGCCCCTACGATGAAGCAAGCAGAAGAAGTGATGTCTCCGATTAGAACGGCCATCACTAGAGCTCGAGGCCCCTTGTTTAGATTCCTTACCGAGGGTTCGCTTCAGAACACAACTGGATCTAGAGCACAGCGGGTCAAACTTGCTTCGACTAAGAAGGGTGTGGAGAACTTCCTTACTGGTTCATTGTTGGAAGTCCGTCCTATGACCATCAATAAGCTTCAAGGTCTTCGACCAAAGCTGTCGACAATCGATGAATGGTTGTCTGGAGACATCAGAGAAGACGTTGTCGGAGCAATTGAACAGGGAGCGTCCAAGATGGACGACTACTTGATCATTGCTATCAGCTCTGAAGGAACTGTTCGGAATGGTTCCGGTGACACAATCAAAATGGAACTTGCTAGCATACTTCGTGGGGAGTATCAAGCGCCTCACATTTCGATCTGGCATTACAAGCTGGATGAAATCGAAGAAGTAGCAGATCCATCGACTTGGTTGAAGGCAAATCCGAATCTTGGGTTAACTGTCACTTACGATGTCTACCATTTGGATGTGGAAAGAGCAGAGAAGGCGCCAGCCGCAAGGAATGACATCCTCGCCAAGAGGTTTGGAATCCCAATGGAAGGCTACACCTACTTCTTCACCTATGAAGAGACGATTCCCCATCGTGAGAGAGAATTCTGGGGAATGCCATGTGCTCTCGGTGCGGACTTGTCACAAGGTGATGACTTCTGTGCGTTCACTTTCCTATTCCCGCTTGCCAACCAGTCGTTTGGAGTTAAAACTCGAAGTTACATCACGTCGTTGACTCTCATGAAGCTTCCAGGTGCTATGCGTCATAAGTATGAGGAGTTTATCACCGAAGGAAGTCTTCATGTGCTCGAAGGAACTGTCCTCGACATGATGGATGTCTATGATGATCTTGATGTCTTCATCGAGCGTAGCGAATTCGATGTTCGTTGCTTAGGGTTCGACCCGTACAACGCTAAAGAATTCGTAACCAGATGGGAATCTGAGAATGGACCTTACGGAATCGAGAAAGTGATTCAGGGGGCAAGAACAGAGTCGGTCCCATTGGGAGAACTGAAGAATCTGGCCGAAGAGCGAGCACTCCTCTTCGATCAGGGCCTAATGTCTTTCGCTATGGGCAATGCGATCACCCTGGAAGATACTAATGGCAACCGTAAGTTGTTAAAGAAACGAGCCGAAGAAAAGATCGATAACGTCTCGGCATTAATGGACGCATACGTAGCCTACAAGTTGACTAAGGAGGCGTTCGAGTGATCGACACTGAAAAAGAGGTGATCCATGCCCACAGTAAAGGATAGATTCCGCAAAGCGTGGAATGCCTTTGTCAAAGTTGATAAGCCAGAACCAGCAACAGTGGGAATTGGCTCGTCTAGTGGTGTTTATTTCGGCATGCCTCCACAAAGGATGCGAATTCCAACCTATAATGAACGATCAATCATCGCATCTATTTATACTAGAATATCGATGGATGCTTCAGCATTAATTATCAAACACATAGCTGTTGATGAACAAGGTCGATATTCAAGAGATATGCGAAGTCCTTTACAGGCTTGTTTAATGCTTGAAGCCAACATCGATCAAGCTCCACGAGCATTTCGGCAAGACATTGTAATGACTATGTTTACTTCTGGTGTGGCAGTGATTGTTCCTGTGGATACTTCAGCTAATCCTGACACTAGCGACGTCTTTGACATTCATTCTCTTCGTGTTGGGGAAGTTGTGACTTGGTATCCAAGGCACATCAAGGCTAGTGTTTACAACGATCAACCAGGTCATGGTAAGCGTGAAGAGATCACGCTTGAGAAACGATACGTGGCCGTCGTTGAGAACCCGCTTTACGCTGTTATGAACGAGCCTAACTCAACTTTGCAACGACTTCTGCGTAAACTCGCATTGCTGGATAGTGTCGATGAACAGATTAGCTCTGGGAAACTCGACATCATCATTCAGTTGCCATACGTCATTAAGTCTGAAGCTCGTAGGCAGCAGGCAATCGCTCGTCGAGAAGACATCGAATTCCAATTAAGAGGAAGCCAGTACGGCATTGCCTACATCGATGGAACCGAAAAGATCACTCAGCTTAACCGTCCTGCTGAGAACAACCTCTTGGCCCAGATCGAGTATCTGACCAAGGAGTTGTATAATGAATTAGGTCTGACCGAGGCGGTCATGAATGGCACAGCAGATGAAGCGGCGATGATTAACTATAACAACCGCACTGTTCTACCACTAGTTACTGCCGTTATCGAGGCCATGCAACGAGCATTTCTTGGGCCTCAGGGAATTCGTAATGATGAACGGATCAGTTTCTTCAGGGACCCGTTCGGGCTTGTTCCGGTTAAGGACATGGCCGAGATTGCTGACAAGTTTACTCGTAACGAAATCATGACAGCCAATGAAGTTCGGCAAGGAATCGGAATGCAACCTTCAAGTGATCCGAAGGCCGACGAACTCCGAAACAGTAACATGCCTCAACCTGAAGATCCAACAACTGAGGCTCAACCTCTTGAAAGGATTCAAAATGGTAGCTGATTTCAGCGGTTGGGCAACCAAGGCTGGACTCAAGTGCACCGACGGTCGGACCATCATGCCTGGAGCGTTCAAGCATCAGGATGGATTTAAGGTTCCGCTCGTTTGGCAGCATGGGCACAAAGAAGTTGACAATGTTCTCGGTCACGCCTTCCTCTACAACAAGGAAGATGGCGTTTGGACTGAGGGCTTCTTCAACGATTCAGCCAAGGCAGCCCACGCCAAGGAGCTTCTGACTCACGGCGACATCAACGCTCTTTCGATCTGGGCCAACCAGTTGATCGAGCGTGCAGGTAATGTTCTGCATGGTGTCATTCAGGAAGTCAGTCTGGTGCTTTCCGGTGCAAATCCCGGAGCACTAATCGAAAACATCACCATTCGTCATGGCGAGGATTCGGAAACTCTCGATGACGAAGCGATCATCTTCACAGGGCTCGAGTTTGAGCATGCAGATGATAGTACTTCTACCGATAATGCTGACGGTGAAGATGGTGACACCGTTGAAGAGATCTACAACAGCATGACCCCTAAGCAGCAGGGTGTGCTTCATTACATGCTTGCTCAGGCTCTTGAAACTGACGAGACTGAGACAGGTGGCACCGCAGAGCAGAGCAACATCAACCATGATTCCACCGATACGGATAAGGAAGGAACGCAGATGACCAACGTCTTCGAGAGCGAGAAGGATGGGAAGGGCGGAACCGCCACTACTGTTCTTTCGCACGACGACATGAAGGCAATTGTCGCCGATGCTAGCCGTCAAGGCTCCCTGAAGGCTGCGGTTGAGAGCTATGCTCTTTCGCACGGCATCACCGACATCGAAGCCCTCTTCCCAGAGGCCACCCAGCT